TCCTGCGTCTCTCTCTAGCACACCGGGGGGATCGGCGATGGCCGACCAGCGAGCCGACCTCGAGCAGCTTCGCTCCGATCTGTTCGATGCGTTCGCCGCTGCGGATGTGGCGGTGAAGGCGCAGATCGCCGGCCAGCTGCGGGCGGTCATCAAGGACCTAGCGGCATTGGGTGGGGCATCGGAGGGGGTGTCGGCGGCTGATGAGATCGCAGCTCGCCGACAGGCTCGGCGTTCAGGTTCCTCAGATCGTGCATCTGCCGTCCGACGTGGTCAGCCTCGACGCCGCGGAGGAAACAATCGAGCTGGCTGACCGCTACGGGGTCGCCGACGGGTTCCCGCTGGACGAGTCCCAGAAGTACACGCTGCGTGCGGCGTTGGGTGAACGCCGCGACGGGTCATGGGCAGCGGCGACGGTCGGTGACTTCGAGCCCCGCCAGAACGGTAAGAACGACACGTTGGCGGCCCGGGAGCTCGCTGGTCTGATCCTGTTTGGTGAGCGGCTCATCATCCACACGGCGCATGAGTTCCCGACCGCTAACGAGTCGTTTCTGCGGCTGGTGGCGGTGTTCGAGAACTGGGATGATCTGCGGGTCCGGGTGGCCCGGATCCGGTACGCCAACGGCGAACAGGGTATAGAGCTGTTGTCGGGGCAGCGGTTGAAGTACCGGGCCCGTACTGGCGGGTCGGGGCGTGGTTTCGCCCAAGCTGACCTGCTGGTTTACGACGAGGCCCAGCATTTGCAGGCTGAGCATGTGGCGGCGTCGGGTCCGGCACGCCTGTCGAACCCGAACAACCAGTCGTGGTACATGGGGTCGGGCGGGTTAGCGACGTCGCATAACGCTTGGCGGATGCGTCGTCGGGCCCTCGCTGGTGGCGGTGGCCGGTTCGCTTACGTTGAACACACCGCTGAGCAGGTGAGACTGGTCGAGGGCAAGGTCGAGTCAGTGAAACCGGCCGATCTGCTTGACCGGGAAGCTTGGGCGGCCGCCAATTCGGCCTACGGGTCACGGATCACCGACGAATCGCTCTATTCGCTGTACGAAGAGTTGGGCCTGGACTTGTTTGCCCGCGAGTGCCTGTGCATCTGGGACACCGAGTTAGGTGCCGAGGAGTCGATCGTCTCGGCCGAGGCATGGGCAGCGTGTAAGAACGTCAAGTCTCAGTCTTCGGATCGGGTGTCGTTCGCGTTGGATGTGTCGCCGGACCGGGTGTGGTCGTCGATTGCCGCGGCGTCAGAGTCAACGCATGGCGGCGTTCACGTCGAGTTGATCGACCGGCGACGTGGTACCGGTTGGCTTGTTGCTCGAGCGGTCGAGTTACAGGGCAAGTGGGGCGGCAAGATGGCGATTGCCAAGGGTTCGCCAGCGTGGTCGCTCAAAGAAGACCTCGACACAGCGAAGGTTGACCTCCTGCCGATCTCTACTGAGGAACACTCGCAGGCGTGCGGTGATTTCTACGACGGGGTTATCGAAAGTCGGATCCGGCACATCGACCAGGCCGAGCTCAACGCGGCGTTGAAGGGCGCTGATCGGCGCCCGTATCAGGACGCCTGGTTGTGGTCTCGGAGGTCGTCGTCGACGGATATTTCGCCGTTGGTGGCGGTGACGCTTGCTCACTGGTCGTGGGGCCGCTACGAGCCTCCGCCGCGGCGGCGGGTTGTCGCCTGGGCCTGAGAAGGGACGAGAGATGGCAACTGTTCTTCAACGCGTCCCGGTGGACCGCATCGAGGCCGAGGCACGCCAAATCCAGTTCGTACGCACCCTGCTGACTCTGTTCGCGGGGTTCTTCTTCTTGGTCGGTTGGGTTGCGGGGAAGGCGTGGGGTGCGGTGGCGTGGTCGTGCGCGGCGATCAAGGTTGGGTGGCAGGAGGCCCGTAAGCCGCCCGGGGTCGGCTAGTGGGGTTGCTCGAGCGGGTTGCCGCGGCCCGTAACGGCGGCGAGGAACGCCAAGGCGCGATTTCGATCTACGACTGGGCGAAACTGTTCCGCCCCGGGGCGCAGGTCGCTTATCAGGGCAACACCTATCAGGCGTGGCAGGTCAACGCCGGGCCGACCTCGCCGGGTGCCGGTTACTACGAGTCGAACTCGGTTGTGTTCGCCTGCGAGCTCAACCGGATCCTGTTGTTCTCAGAGGCCCGGTTCCAGTACCAGCAGCTCCGCAACGGTCGGCCCGGTGACCTGTTCGGTAACCAGGATCTCGCGGTGTTGGAGGAACCTTGGGTTGGGGCCACCACTCGTGATCTGTTGGCTCGAGCCGAGCTCGACGTTGCCTGCTACGGCAACTCCTATTGGGTGAACGACGGTCCCTACCTGCAACGGCTCGACCCTGCCAAGGTGTCGGTTCTCACGGAGAAGGCCACTGACCGGGTACTGACGGGCTACGAGATCGGTGAACGGCTTCTCGCCTACGCCTACCGGCCTGACCGGGACACGGTCGTCACCTATCAGCCCGACGAGATCGCCCACTACAAGCCGATCCCCGATCGCACCAACCCGTTCATCGGAATGTCGTGGTTGAACCCGTGTTTGCCGGACATCGACGCCGACCAGCAGATGACCGCCCACAAGCAGACAGCGATCTCAACGGGGACCTCGATTCCGTATGTGGTCACGTTCGACAAAGACATCACCGACGAACAGTTCGACAAGTTCGTCGAGGAGTACCGCCAGCAACATGAGGGCCCGCAGAACGCTGGCAAGACCCTGTTCATCGGCATCGGTGCCGACATCAAGACCACCGGCCAAACGTTCGAACAGCTGTCGTTGAAAGCGACCCAGGGCGCGGGCGAAACCCGGATCGCCGCTTGCTCCGGGGTGCCACCGGTGATCGTCGGGCTCTCTGAGGGTTTGGGGTCGGCGACCTACTCGAACTACTCGCAGGCCCGCCGCCGGCTGGTGGACGGGACGATGCGTCCGCTGTGGGGTGCGTTCGCTGGTGCGTTCCGCTACGTGGTGAAGGTTCCCGCGGCATCTCGGCTTTGGTACGACGACCGGGATATCCCGTTCCTGCGGGAAGACGTTCGGGACCAGGCCGAGATTTTCGCTGCGGATGCTTCTGCTCTCCGGACACTCATCGAAAGCGGCTGGGAACCAGAAGCCGGTGTCGAGGCACTCGTAGCGAAGGACTTCAACCGGCTCAGGGGACGGCACACCGGGCTCACCTCGGTGCAGTTGCAACCGCCGATGACCGCGGTGCCGCTGCCGCTGCCGGGCCTTGAACCGGCCAGTAACGGAAACGGAGGCCAGTGATGGCCGAAATGTCAGCCGCGAGCATCAACGACCTCCCGGACAGTGCCTTCGCCTACATCGAACCTGGTGGGTCCAAGGACGAGTCGGGGAAGACCGTCCCGCGATCGAAGCGGCATTTCCCGATCCACGACGCCGCCCACGTGAGGAACGCGCTCGCTCGGGCGCCGCAGTCGCCGTTTGGAGCGAAAGCCATGCCGAAGATCCGCGCCGCCGCCAAAAAGTTCGGGATCGGTGAGGAGAAGTCACAGGCCCCGGCTGACAATCTTGTCCGGTCCCGCATGGGCGACGACGTCGTCCAACTTCGCGACTCCGGTGTCGATGGCCGCACCCTGTTCGGCCACTTCGCGGTGTTTAACCAGTGGGCCGAGATCAACTCGGTACGGGAAGGTCATTTCCTCGAGCAGCTCGATCCCAATGTGTTCACTCGCTCGTTCACCGACAACCGGTACCGCATCAAGGTCCTCTACGACCACGGCAAGGACCCCCAGTTGGGCAACAAGCCGCTCGGCCCACTGCAGGAACTCCGCGCAGACGACATCGGCGGCTACTACGAAGTCGATCTGATCGACACGCCTTACAACAACGACTTCGTCATCCCCGCCGCCCGTGCTGGCCTGTTGGGTGCGTCGTTCCGGTTCTCTGTACCGCCCGGCGGCGACAAGTACGACAAGCGTCCCAAGCGCAGCGACCACAACCCTCAGGGACTCCCTGAGCGCACGATCACTGATGTTGACCTGTTTGAGCTCGGTCCGGTGACGTGGCCTGCTTATGAAGGTGCCACCGCCGGTGTCCGGTCGGGCACGGATGAGTTCATTGACAGTCTCATGCACGACCCCGTGTTCCTGGCCCGGTTCATCGACCGGGCTGGGTTGACGGTCGTGGAACGAGTTCTCGACGGCCTGCCTCCGACGGAGCGGGACGACGACGAGGAAGAAGAGGCCGATTTGTCGCCGACGGCGCAGATCGACGACGAACGGGACCAAGAGGTCCCTGAAGAATCCGACGATTCGCCCGACGGGCAGCCGCCGATCCCCACCATCGCAGCGTCAACCTCGGCCGAGCGTCGGGCGTTGATGCGCCAGATCGAGCTGGAACGGCTCGGTCTCCGTGCAAGGAGCACATGAAGTGACTGCAACCGACAACCAGTCGGTGAACCCGTCGCAGACCAAGTACCTCGAACTCCGCGACCAGCTCGAGAAGCTGGACAACGAGCTCCTGGAACTCGGCTACAAGGCGACGCTCACCGAGGAAGAGGAAGAGCGGTACCAGGACCTCAAGGTCACACGTGAGCCGGTGAAGGCCGAGTTCACGAAGCTCGAGGAACGGCTGGCCCGCAACGAGGAGATCGCGAAGTCGACCTACCGCGAGATCAAGGGCATGCCGGAGATCCGCAAGCCCGTCGAGGAATACTACGGCCGCGACGTCCGCAAGATGTCCGAACGTGAAGCCCGCGACGGTGCCCTCAAGATCCTCGCCGACCGCGAACAGAACTACACGCTGTCCACCCACCAGCTCGACCACGTCGAACGGGTGGCCCGCAAGGACTCCGACCTGGCCCGCCGCATCCTCGTCACCGAGAACGAGCACTACCGGTCGGCGTTCCACAAGCTGCTGACCCGCCCCGGCGCCATGCTCACTCTCGAGGAGCAGCAGGCGATGCTGCGCCACGACGAGTACCGCGCCCAGTCGGAGGGGTCGACCACTGCCGGCGGGTTCGCCGTCCCGGTGTTCATCGATCCCAGCGTGATCCTGACCGACCAGGAGTCGGACAACCCGTTCCTGCGGGTCGCCCGACAGGTCAACGTCACCACCAACGCGTGGAAGGGCGTGTCGGCGGCAGGTGTCGTGTGGTCGTTCGACGCTGAAGCCTCCGAGGTTTCCGACGACGACATCGATCTGGCACAGCCCCAGGTCGACGTCGAGACCGCACGGGGCTTCATCCCCTACTCGATCGAGATCGGGGAGGACTGGCCCGGGTTCCAGGCCGAGATGGCCCGGCTGCTCGGCATCGGCTACGACGAACTTCTGCTCGAGAAGTTCACGCTCGGCGCCGGCTCAGGTTCCAACGAACCCCGCGGTCTGGTCACCGCACTGGACGCCAACACGAACGTCGAGGTCGCCACTGCAGCGACCAACGCGTTCGTGGTCGGTGACTTGTACAACGTGTGGGCCCAGCTCCCGCAGAAGTACCGGCGCCGCGCTTCGTGGATGGGATCGGTTGGCACCAACAACCTGATCCGCCAGTTCGGCACTGCCAACAACTTCCACGGATCGACCGTCGACCTCACCGAGGCGATGGCCGGTGTTCTGATGAACCGCCCCTACCTCGAGAACGACTACGTCGCCGATTTCACGTCGGGTACGTCGTCGGATGACTTCCTGGTGGTCGGCGACTTCGAGAACTACGTGGTGGCCCGCCGCACCGGCATGTCGGTCGAACTCGTCCCGCACCTGTTCGCGACGAACAACAACCGGCCCTCCGGCCAGCGAGGCTGGTTCGCGTACGCCCGCATCGGCGGCAACAGCGTGAACGACCTGGGTTTCCGTCTGCTGCAGACGACCGCCTGACACCGTGTGGGGCGGCCCCGCTGGGGAGCGCCGCCCCACACACCCCCCATCCAAGGAGTAGCCGCATGGCATCTTTCGTGTACCCGAAGCTCACCGGCTGGGTTCGGGCAGGCGGACCACACCCCACGTTCCTCAACGAGGCCGAACCGTGGGCGTCCGACGACCCGTTCGTCAAAGACAACCCCGACCTGTTCGCCGACGCCCCCACCGTCGAACCCCGCCGCTCGGTCGTTGTCGTGGAACAGGCCACCGCCGCGCCCGGCGAACAGCGCACCACCCGGGTCCGCAAGACGAGCAGCGGCAGCGGCGACAATTCGTGACCGATCCCGGCGCGGTCACCCTCGCCTACCTGCATTCCGACGAGGTAGCGCACAGCTTCCACAACAGCGTCGTCAACATGCTGTTGTACGACGCCGGCACCAGCCAGCGTCTGATCCGCGGCGGCTACATCGCCATGCGCTGCAACTCCGGTGGCCTCGTCGAAGGCCGCAACAAAGTCGCCCGCGAGTTCCTGACCCATGACGCCGACTGGCTGTTCATCGTCGACTCCGACATGGGATTCGCCCCCGACACCCTCGAACGGCTCTTGGATGCTGCTGACCCTGATGAACGACCGATCATGGGGGTCCTCTACTTCGCGTGGCGTGAAGTCGAAGTCGACGGCGCTTCGGGGTTCCGGTGCAAAGCGGCGCCGGTCATCCACGATTGGGTCGAAACCAGCGAAGGCCAGTTGTTCATGGGGGTCAACCGGTACCCCCAGGACACGGTGATGCGCTGCGCTGGCACTGGCTGTGGCGGCCTCTTGGTTCATCGGGGCGTGTTCGAGAAGATCGAAGCCAACTACGGACCCGCCTGGTATGACCGGATCCGCGGCGATGACGGCCGCTGGATCTCCGAAGACCTCTCATTCTGTGTCCGTGCCGGCGCTCTCGGGTTCCCCGTCCACGTGCATACCGGCGTGAAGTGCACCCACATGAAGACCCTGTGGGTATCCGAGGAGGACTATCAGCCCACAGAGCCCGATGACCGATCCGCTGAGACTTAACCTCGGTTGTGGCCGGGACATCCGGGACGGATGGGTCAACGTCGACAGCTACGAACTCCCCGGCGTCGACGTGGTCTGCGACCTCGACGACCACCCCAAACTCCCCTACGACGACAACACTGTCGACGAGGTCTACGCCTCCCATCTGATCGAACACCTCTGGCGACCGTTGCCGCTGCTCGAGGAACTGTGGCGGATCACCAAACCGGACGCCAGAGCCGTGTTCCGTTGCCCCTACGGGTCATCGGACGACGCCGATGAAGACCCCACTCATGTGCGCCGCATGTTCGTTGGATCGTGGGGTTACTTCTCGCAACCGTTCTATTGGAACAAGGACTACGGCTACCGGGGCGACTGGCGGGTGGCACGCATCCACCTCTGGCTGTCCCCATATCTGTCTGAGATTTCGGACGAGGAGGCGCAGGCGATGCTTCGATTCGAACGCAACGTCATCGCCGAAATGGTTGCCGTCCTGACACCGGTGAAGCCTGCCCGTGAACCTCGCCGCGACTTGCAGGAACCACCGGTGGTCGTGTTCGAACGCATCAAGGCCACGACCTGATGGCCTTCGCCCCGTACGCCACGCTCCCGGAGTTCAAGGCGTGGGTGACCCTCAGCGACACGATCGATGACGTGGTTGCTACTGGTGTGCTCGAGTCGGTGTCCGAGTGGATCGAGGAATACACGGACCGGCACTTCTGGCAAGACGGCACCGTCGGGGTCCCGGTAGCCCGTACGTTCTCACCCTGTCACCCGTACATGCTGCCGATCGATGACCTCGTCTCGGTCACGTCGTTCAAGACGGACGAGGGCGGTGACGGTATCTACGAAACCACCTGGTCAGCCTCCGACTACCAGTTGCAGCCGGTGAACCGTCCCACAGGTCGCCCCTACACCAAGGTCGAAGCTGTCGCTGGCCGACTGTTCCCTGTTCGGTACGACTACACCCGCGGCAACCGGGTCGAGATCACTGGCGTGTGGGGCTGGCCGGCCGTACCCGGACCCATTCATCTGGCTTGCCTCATCCAGTCGTCGCGGGAGATGAAGCGTCGGCTCTCACCGGAAGGTGTCATCGGGCCAAGCGAGTTCGGTGTGCGGGTCGGTAGTCGTCTGGATCCAGATGTGGAGTTGATGGTGAACCCCTACCGGCTCGTCGGAGTCCGCGTCGCGTGAATCTGACGCCGGAGCATCGTTGGTCGTGCCCGAATTGCACGACATATGCGGTGTTACAATTGGGGCATGTCGAGTTGTATGGATTGCGAAGGTCTGATCGATCGTCCTCACACACGAGGCCCGAAGCCCACTCTCTGTCTGGCGTGCAAGAAACAACGTCGGCGCGACTCGGTGAACCGGTGGCATCGGGCCAATCCCGAGAAGGTGCTCAGGCACAAGAAGCGGAAGCCACCAAAGAGGGTCCTGACCTGTATCGACTGTGGTGTGGAGTTCCCGCGGCCAGGTCGATTTGGTCCACTACGGACTTGGTGCCCGGCGTGCCGGGTGGCTGCTACGAAGCGTCGCAACCAACGGCACAATCGTGTCCGGAATCTGCGCAGGTACGGCATCACACCGGAACAGTTCGATCGGGCACTCGCTGCGCAGCAGGACGTTTGCGCGATCTGTGGTACCGACAACTGGGGTGCCAAGGGTCCGCACGTCGATCACTGTCACGAGACGGGTGCGGTTCGGGGCATCTTGTGTGGAGGCTGCAATGGCGGGATGGGGCGGTTTCGAGATGACCCTGAACTCCTCGAGCTTGCCGCGGCTTACCTCCGAGCATCGGTGGACCTGTCCTAATTGTCAGGAAACTCGCGTCACGTATGAAGCCCGGCCACATACGCCGTTCCATGCCTGCCGTGGGTTGCGTGGTTTGACGGCGCCTCTGGTGGCGGCGGGTAGCGATTGTGTGGTGGAGACGGTGGAGCGGGGCGACTACGTCGGCAGAGAGACCGTGCAGAGCGACGGTGAGGGCCGTCCGGTGATGTCGATTGTGACCCGTTACGGCGATGGACGTAATGACTGCGCGGTGCTGGCACCGTGCGCTAGCGCAAGGAGCGCATGAGAGATGGCATGGTCAGCGAGCTCGATCTTCCGTCAGTACGTGGCGGATCTCGTCGAAGGCACGGTAGAGAACGCCGGGGCAACGTCGATGGACTGGTCCGGTGCCACGACTGTCAAGGCGGCGTTGTACGACAACGACATCACGCCCGACAACGACGTGACAGCAGCGAACACCGCCTACAACGCTGGCCAATGGACCGCTGCCGGTAACGAGGTCACCGACGGCACCAACTGGGATACCGGCGGCGAACCCCTCACCGGCCGCGCCACCTCCGTCGCCACCGCGGATGTCATCATGATGGACGCTACCGACACCCCCCAATCAGGGGCCTCCACCACGCTCGCCAACGTGTTCGGTTGCCTCGTCTACTCCGACTCGATCACCACCCCCGTCGCCGACCAGGGCTACTGCTACAACTATTTCGGCGGTTCGCAGTCGGTGACGGCCGGGAACTTCACGATCGTTTGGCACACCAACGGTGTGTTCCGGTTCACGGTCACCGCGGCATAAGGAGCTGGCATGGCATCCGTCGGTTACAAGGTTTCTACGAGCTCGGCGGTCGCCCTGTCTGCGGCGACCGCGAAGACGTGCCTCATGGTCATCACTCCCGCCCAGTTCGGTGGTGCGCTCCGCAAGCTGCGGGTCGGGTTCGATGGTGTGACCGCGTCCGCGGTTCCGGCACTCGTCGAGGTGGTCCGTTCGACGAACGCTACCAACTCGACGCCGGGCACGAACAACACGAACGAGAACTCGAACATCCTGCAGTACAAGGGCCGGTCGATCACGGCCGGGTTCACCGCGTTCTCGGCCAGCACAGCGGAACCCACAGTGTTGACGGTGATGGACTCATGGCTGCTCACCCCGGCGGGCGGTCTGGTCGTCTACGACTTCCCGTTGGGTGACGAGATCGAGTGCGACGTGTCCGCTGGGCTTGGTGTGCGTATCACAGCGCCGGCGACTGTCAATGCCCGAGTGTCGCTCTCGTTCGAACGTCTCTAGTGGCCGTCCGGGTTGCCCGTGGCCGAAACATTCGGCCCGACCACCCGTTCGCCGCTTCGGTCCACACCTCGAACCGGTATCTCCTCGACCAGTACGGCGTCCCGTTCCTGATGCGGGGCTGTTCGCCGTGGCTGATGATGACCTACGCCACGACCGCCAGCGAGCTCCGCACGTTCTTTTCGCTCAGGTTCTTCCAGGGGTTCAACACGGCGATCGCCATGTTCTGTCCCCCATTGGGCTATGCGGGCAACAACTCGGCCACCGAAGACGGCTTACGGCCATTCAACGGCCAGACATCGAACTGGGCGACGATCGACGTTACCGACCCCAACGAAACCTATTGGGCACGGGTCGACACCATGCTCGCTGTCGCCGCGGCCAACGGGTTCACGGTCGTCGCTTCGCCCATGGATTGGTTTGGGTGGGTTGGCGCCGGCCCGTCCGGCACCGATCCGATCACCGCCCAAGGCACCGGAGGCTGGTCGACCTATGGCCAGTTTCTCGGGGCCCGTTACGCCGAGACCCCGAACCTGGTTTGGATGCTGGGCGACGACTACGGCTCGGATGATTGGGCGGCCTGTGATCAATACGTGTCGGCGATGGCGAACGGGATCCGCACAGGTGGCGCCAACCATCCGATGATGTCGCTGCTCTACCAGCAGCCCAGCTACGACAACACCACAGTCCTCGCCCTGTGCGACCTGGCGACCACCTACGACTACCACCCGGTCTACCACCAGCACATCGCCGCCTACGCCGACACCCCGACGTTGCCGGTGTTGCTCACCGAAACCCAATACGAAGGCGAAGACAACGAAGGGCTGGTGGGGGCACCCGCGGGTGCGGATGTGATCCGCCGCCAGTTGTTGTGGGCGCTTACGTCGGGGGCACCGGGCGGGTTCTACGGGCACGCCACCGAATGGCAGTTCCTCACCGGCTGGGAAACGCTCGCCACCACCGCGATCACGCACACGAAAGCCATCTACAACTATTGGGCGACGTTGCCGTGGTGGACGCTCGCCCCCGACGACGGTTCGGGGCTTGTCACCGCTGGCCGCGGCACCCGCTACAACGGCACCGGGTCGGTCGGGCCGCTCACCAACAGCTACGCCACCTGCTGCCGCAACACCGCCAACACACTCGCCGTTATCCACGTTCCCACGGCTCGCACGATCAGCATCAACGAAGCCACCATGGCTGGCACCGTCACGGCCCAATGGGTTGATCCGACCAACGGGGCGACTCAGACCGCGACCGGGTCGTCCGGCGACTACACGACCCCCGGTAACAACGCGGCCGGTGACGGCGACTGGCTGCTGGTAGTGAGAGGCACGGGCTGATGGCTCTCGCCCTAACCGCCCGAGCCGCCGGCACCTCCGCCGAAGGACACGGCACCGGATCGTTTACCACCACCTCGTTCACACCGACCGCCGATTCGCTGCTCGTCGTGGCCGTCTACCCGGACTGTGCGGCGTCCGGGCAGAACATCCTTGGCAGTCTCACGATTAACGACTCGGTCGGGCTCACGTGGGGATCGCCCCTCGTGTCGGTCCAGGACAACTCGACCAGTGGCACCACGTCGGCCGCTATGGCGATCTGGACCGCCGAGGTCGGTAGTTCGCCGACGTCGATGACGGTCACGTTCGACGACGGTGCCATCGACGTGTTCTGTTACAGCTACTCGATCGTTGACCTCACCGGTTACGACACCGGCACGCCGGTGGGGGCGACCGGCAGCCAGTTCGAGTTCGTGCAGGCCGCCGCCGATGCCTGGTCGTGGTCGCTGTCAGGGGCACCGGCCACGACGTCGATCGTGTTCGCCGCCGTCGGGGTCAGCCTCAACTCGGGGTCCGCGATGGCGGTCACCGAAGGTGCCGGCTGGTCAGAGATCCACGACGTCGTCTCGTCGGTCCCGAACCTCAACATCCAATCGCAGCAGCGGAGCTCGTCCACGTCGACGACGGTGGCGTGGGTCGACACCGACGCCGGGGCCAGCGAGACGACCTGGACTCGTATCGGTGCTGCTGTCGAAGTCAAAGAATCCACTGGTCCGGCTCCAACGTTGGTGCCTCGAGCAGTGATCGTGGCGGGGTGACCCGTGGCCATCACCTATTCGTCGGTCGGCACCTCCGAGGAAACAGCGGTCAGCACCGCCGCGTTGAGTCCGTCGTGCCCGGCGACAATCAATGCCGGCGACATCCTCATCGCCCACATCTGCTACAACAACCTGACCGACGACCCGGCCACCCCGGCCAACTGGGAGCTACTGGGCGGCCCGTTCGATATCGGCACCACCCCCGACGGCCGCCACTGGATCTACGGCAAGATCGCCGACGGCACCGAGGACGGCACGTCCCCAAGCTGGGGGACCTCGACCGGGTCGGTACGCAAGTGGGGCGTCATCTACCGGTTCCTTGGCCGGGTGTCGGGGACGATCACCCAACTGGTCCCCGCAGCGTCGTTTGACTCGGTACCGCACGGGACCGACCCGCAAGCCCCGTCGGTCACGACCACCGAGACGGGTGCGCTGGCGGTCGCCTGCTCGTGCCAGAACGACAACAACCTGTTGGAAACCTATGCGGGCGAGGCGGGCGGCTCCTGGACGCTGCGTTTCACCGCTGGGACCACGGGCTCGACCCAGACTCTTGCGAACTCCGATCTGGCGTTGAACGACTGCACACCGACCGCCGACCCCGGCACCGTGTCGGGTGGGGCGATGACGGTCACCAACGACCCGTCGGGCACGATCGGGTTCGAGATCCGCACTCAACCCGCGGCGCCGCCCGAGACCGACGCTCCTGCCGGTGACGCTCTCGCCGCAGGTGAAGCTCTCCAACCCACAGTGCAGGCAGGCGAGCAGCCCCCACCCCTGTACCGCACCATTACGGCCCCGTCGCCGGCGGCGATCCGATCGGCGGTCTGGTAGATGGCCCGACTTGGTCACGCCCGCCCCAACCGCCCCCAAGCCCTGCGGGGCTGGGTCGAATTCGCTGCCCCACCCACCGAAGCTCCCGCCGGTGACGCTCTTGCTGCTGGGAGCTCGACCGGGACCGTCGCCGACGTTCGGGTTCTTGCCCCCTGTCCCACTGCCGCTGGGGACGCCACCGGCGCTACAGCGGCCACCAGTGTCGAGGTCTACCCGCGGCCGGCAACGGTCGCCACCACAGCGGCCCTCCGCTCCACTGAGGTCCGTTACCGGCGACAGACCGTCTCGTCGATCGATCTCGGGGCTCCGCTCGCCCAACCCGAAACACAAGCCCCCGCCGGTGGCCCCACCGCAGCAGGAGCGTCATCGGGGACCACAGTCCAAATCGGGACGTTTACAAACGCCCCCGCCGGCAACGCTCTCGCCGCGGGCACCAGCGAACAACCCGAAACCACTATCGCCCCCAACGCCGACGCTCCCACCGCTGCGGGTGCGGCGTCGGGGACCACAGTCCAAACATCATCGGGCGAGGTCTTCCCGGCCCGCACGTTCGTTGCTATCGAAGCAGCTCACAAGTCCCGGCAGGTCTACCGCCGGCAGGCCACCGCCCAGTTCGTTGATCTTGGTGCCCCACCAACCCAGGCGGACACCAACGCCCCCGCCGGATGCCCCACCGCTACGGGCACAGCGTTCACAGCTACAGCGGACATCGACGCCAAGCCAGCTGCCCCGATTGTGGCGGGGGCAGCGACAGGACAAACAACCTCGACGGCCCCAGCCGCCGGTGGCCCGACCGCCGCGGGCACGGCACCGCAACTCGAGGCCGATCTCGGGGCGAAACCCAATACTCCGGTCGCAGCGGGTACCTCGGATGGCACCACGGTCGAAACGGGGGCGTTCGCCAACGCCCCCGCCGGACTCGCTTCCGCGGCCGGTACAGCCCACGCAGCATCCACCACGATTCGCCCTAACGCCGCTGTGGGACTCGCTGCTGGCGTCGCAGCGCAACCCGAAGCAGAACTAGGCGTCAAAGCTGGTAGCCCCACAGGGGCCGGTACGGCCCCGCAACCCACGGTCCTGTTCGGTGCCCAAGCCCCCGCTGGGTTGGCTGCCGCGGCCGGATCAGCGTTCGCCCCGAAGATCGACATCAAGGTCAAACCGTCTACCGCCGACGGTACAGGCGAGGCGTTCCCTGTGTTCGGGCTCGTCGGCAACCCGCTGGGTCCACCACAGCTGATCGGCGCGGTGGCGGACGACGATCACAGTCTCACCACACAGGACCCGGTGGGGCTGGTTGCGGTCGATGACCGGCACAGTTTGGAGGTATGAACGTGCAGGAGGTCATCCGCCGCACCAAAGGTGCCGAGCTCCCCGACATCGGACTCACCTGGTACCAGGAGGACGGCACCACCCTCTACAACTTTTCCTCGGGGTGGACTTTCGCGGTCCGGATCGGAACCCCCGGCGAAACCGCGCTCGTGACCCCCACCGCCGCGGGTGCTGCGACCGCACCTAACATCACCATCAGTTTCGCAACCGGGGCACTCGACAGCGTCCCTGAGGGCACCTACCACCTCGATGTGACGCCCCGGTTCACGGCACTCACCAAAGACCTCGATACGAAAACCTGGTTGTTCCAGGTTCGGGCCGGGGTTTCCTGATGACCACGGCCCGGACTCGGGGCCGCTACCTCGAACAGTCCGAGTGGCTGTCACCCACCAACATCGACGGCAGCGGCGCCACCAACGTCTCCGCAGCGATCACCGACTGGCTCGCTTCCACCGGTTCACCAGGTGACCGGTTCCAGCTGCGCCCCGGGTTCTACTGGGTGCCCCAAGGCATCCGGGTCGGTAAAGCCATGACATTGGACCTCAACGGGTCGTGGCTGTTCACCAACACCACCCTGGGACCCGAGGACCCCAACGTCACCCAGAACATCGTCACCTACCCGCCGTTGTGGAATGACTGGTCAGGGTCGGACACCGTCAACTGGCCCCGCCACCGGGTCGTGATCCGGGTCGTCGCCGACGACGTCCGCATCTACTCGTCGATAGCGGGCGCCCGGATCCAGGGGGCTGCCCGCAAAGTCTTCTACCGGGCCGACGACACCAACCTCCCCGAGGGCTGCGAATTCAACTCCACCTACGAGGGCCAGGCCGGGGTCCGGTTCGGGTACAACCCGGGCACACCCCAGCCACGGGCCCGGTTCGATCTCGACCTCACCAACATCGCCATCGAGTACGTGTCGGGTGACGGCATCTACCTCATGGACGAAACCAGCGATGTGACGATCCACGGTGCCCGCCAAGGCGCCAGCGTCGTGGACGCCAACGTCGTCAACACCGCCGGCGACGTAGAACTCGGCGCCACCGGCGGCCTGGGTGGCACCATCAACACCTCGGGCGCCTACCACGTGTGGACGCCAACGTTCTCGCCCATCTATCCGGGGATCCATCACACGGCCCGGCAGGGCATCGCGTTCCCGTGGGACCACGCGAATATCACGATCCGGGACCTGTCGATCTGGCGTGTCGGCCGCTC